CCATAGTAATAATTAAAATGGCAGTTATCACGATAAAGAACATTCATTGAATTAATTTCATTGGTATTCTTAAAGTAAGTGTCATGATTACCAATGATTGCATGTAAGAATAAATTGTTCTTACAGATTGGTTTAATGAAATCTTCGTCTAAACGCTTAGCGGTAACGAAATTAATGTACTTACGACGGTCTACTATATCGCCTAGGTGCTCAATGTAGTTTATACCGTGTTCTTCTAAGTAAGGAAAGAATACTTCTCTATAGAACTTTGAAATATGTTCTGCAAAGATAGGACTGTCGTTACGGCAGCCGAAAGTGCGTATCAGTAACTAACGCAATTTTAGTCATCTGATTTTCCTCCTTCTGAGGTTCTTGCCCCAGCGTTAGGGACCGGACCATCTGCACCTATTCTAAGTTCAGGGTCTTGTCCATTTAAATAATATTTTTTATATAAATGTTTAGAAACATTCGTTTGTTCTAACAAATTTTTCCAACCAAGATATATTGATCCTTTATATTCAATTTTAGTTGAGTTTTTTTGACTAGCAGCTTGTCCACCTAATTTAGCATATTGTTTTTGTCTTTCATAAAAAAATTCTGGATCTTCATTTTTCATCGCCTCCATTGTATTTTTCATTCTTATAGAAACATTATGTCTTCTTTCATCGGCATCTTCCCAATGTTTACTAATAATATCACTTAATTTTTTTCTATAATTTTCATTATCTTCTCTATGAGCATGATGATTATTTTTCATAAATTGAGACCAATATTTTCTATAATGTTCATATAACCTAGAAGTTCCTTGAACACTAAAAATCATTTTATGTAATGCCCAAGACAATCTTATCATTAAATTTTTATCGGAAACCATCTTTGTCAAAAGAAGATGTGCTATAAAATGTTCTCTAGGAGTTAAACAAACTAGATTTGAACGGTCATTATTACCACCGCAACATTTTGGAATTATGTGATGTTTTTCATATAGACCAATTGGCAATCTCAATGCAGAACGTACTTTTGCTTTTTTTACAAGATTATTATACCATTTGGTATATTTGTTTTCTATAAAAATCATTATCATTTCCCAATATGTTTGGATATATTAATGATATTTATTAATTTTCTTCTTTCACTGCAATCTCTTTTTCTAAGACTTGAAGATCTTCTTCAATGAATTGCTCAATTCCTATAGGTGTTTTAATTTTCTTTTTCTTTGTCATTGTTTCTTCAAACGACCTAACAAAATCATTCATATGATCGTTCTCATAGAAGTGCTGCTCTGTCTTTTCATTCCATTCACTCTGTTCAATATGATCATTATGAATCATTGAGTTTTCAATCAGCTTATGCTTAGTGTATAAATGACGCTTTTCTTTTGTGATACGGCGTATAAACGCATAAAATACAATCTGTGTAATATAAGCAAATGGGTTGCTTGACTTACTAGGATCAAAGTTATCAATATACATTAAACAGTTTTCTATACCATCGCTGATCATCTCATCTTTAAATGGATAGTTCATAAAATTAGGACGATTAGATAGCTTATTCGCAATAAGCAATATGCATTCACCTACGTAGTTAGATAGCCTTGGTTTAGGCGTACCTTCTAGTTTTGCTTTTTGTACGAGTTCATGATGTTTGGAGAGCTCTTCAAAAAGTTTTTTATTGTCTACGTAGTGAGAATTTTTCATATTATTCCTTAGTGTGTTACTTTCTTCTTAGCAGAAGATGGTTTAGGTGTAGTAGTTTCACCACTTAGTTTCTTTTTAATTGCTTCTTTTAGAAGAAATGTTGCGGCTGTAGCACCAGTGACAGTATCAGGATTTGAGAAGATATCAATGTATTCTGCCATCACATCATAGAAATCAATAAAAGTAGGATTAGGAGTATATGTACTGATGACGTGTGATTTATAGATGGTAATCGTTTCTGACTTTGGTAGAACTGTAAAGTTCTTTAAATAAAGAGCAGTTGCGCCTGAGTCCAAAGAAACGCTGTAGATAGTTAATGGTTTTTCTATGCGATAAGAAGTTGGATCATCGTTATCCGAATCAATCAAACCAATTACATCATCACCATTAACAAGTTTAAGAACCTTGTAGTATTTCATAGTAAATTCACCGTATAAATTTTTGAATCAAATTTTTCTTCATTATAAATTTTCATTCGTTCAACAAAATGATCTAGACTATAGTTCTTCTTTGATTTCCATGTCAGGTCATCAGCAATATCGAATAGGACACATCCATCTTTATTTTCGCCAAGTCTTAGTCCACGTCCTATTGATTGTAGGTTACGTATGCGTGATTTTGATGGTGACGCAAAGATAATATTATGCAAGTTTCTAATATTGATACCTGTGGAAAACGTACCATATGAAGCAATAATTATAGCATCTTTTTCCATCTCAACTAAACGTCGTATGTCTTCACGATCACTTGCGCCAACACCACCATGTACAAAATACACCTGTCTCCCAGGTTGAACTGAACCAGATATTAGGTCATGTAATATTTTACCATGTTTTTCAATATATTGGAATAGCAATAGAGTATTTCCATTCAAAGAAAGCGCAAGTTTTTTTATGAAGTTATTTCGTTTTTGCGATGAAACAATAAAATCAATCTCATCTTGATACTTCAACTTACTTACTATTTTACAGTCTTCATCTGAATATTTTAAGACCAAACACTTGATGTTGAATGCTGATAGGTGTTTTTGATCCATCAGTTCCTTAGTGGTAGTCACTTTTTTTACTGGTCCAAATAGACCCTCAAGAACGAGCCTATGCGTCTGTGTTCCATCTAAAGTACCAGTAAAACCAAACCTATATTTGCATTGGTCTAGGTTGGATAGGATCTTTGTGAGTGACTTTGCTTTGAATAAATGTGCTTCATCGCCTATAACGACATTGAAGCGATTGAACCATGCTTTTGGCATCTTATAGACAGATTGCCACGTGGTGATCACAATTGGTTGGTTTGTTTCTTTTTCTTTCCCAGAATAGATCATATGGCAATACTTCTTAGAATCAAAGCCATAAGTCTCAAAATCACTAAACATCTGTTGAACAAGCGAAGTGGTAGGAACAATTAAGAGGATCTTATTCCTAAAGAATCTGTACCATCTTATTAAGAGATAAATGATAAGCGATTTACCGGACGCCGTTGGTGAAAGCATCATTGCTCTGTGGTTTCTTACAGCATGAGCAAATGCTTCAATCTGATAGTCTCTTGGTTCTATCTTAATATCATAAGAAGCAATTTCAGTTTTAGCATCTTCAATAGAAAATTCAAATGGCGTGTTATCATATAAGAATTCTATTTGATAATCACGCTCTTGAGCGAACTTCTGTATGTACTCGGTCAGACCAGCATAGAGAAGACATGTAGAAGTATTGAAAAGATGGATCTCACCATTCCACATGCCTGATTTATAGGCAGGAGTAAATTGGTACCCAGGAACTTTGAAAGTAAAGAATGAATCAATCTCCTTGGCCATCCAAGGTTCACATCTCAGTTTCACATATAATTCATTGATCTTTTCAATTCGAATTAATTCCATTATGCTCCCACTTTAAATTTTTCCCAGTCAATCGCTGACTTAAGCTGATAACCGCGATTGTTAATGCTTCTTATGATATTTTCCAGAAAATCAATCTTTTCTTTCTGGTAATCCATCTTCAGACTAAGTTCAATTAAATCTTTATCACTATCTAAGTATATATGAGCATCAGATTTGAGTATTTTAAGACCATTGGGTTCCCAACCAAATTGCCGAAGATCTTCCTGAGAGATAGACCCGTTGTAGTACTCAAACTTATGTTTATAGAGGATTTTGTAGTCTTTCTCAAGTTTCTTTAATAGAAGCCTTTCAGCAGAGAAAAACTTAAAGTACTTGGAGTGCAACTGAGATACACGTAAGCTTTCTTCACCTAATTCAGTTCTATCAATCTGACAATCTTTAGTCCATAAATCTTGTAATTCTTCTAATTTCATTAGTCTATAGTCCTATAGCAAATTATAACCATTAATATATTATGAAGGACCGATAGCTAGATTATACCAGCTAATAGAAATAAAGTAAATAGCCTAAATGGTATTTATGTTAAATTTTCTGTACGCAAAGGTTGCAGTAGCTTCAATATATTGCATGTCAATTAAACGTGAATCAAACACAAGTTCTGATAGGCCTATTGGGAAAAGGTCTATAAAGGTAACTTCAATGTTTGGATTCATTGCCGAAGTAAGTATTATTAAAGTAGCATCAGAATATAAAGATTGTCCATCGCCCGGGAGTGAGTTACCACTATTCATACCAAAAGTTTTGCTTGCTAGATCTTTGTATTGATCAAAGTTATCAGGAAACCCCATACCACATAGCCAATTATAAATTTCTCGATAATTTGCAAGATCTTCATCAACTCTAAACGTAACATTTAAATTTTCAAACTGAAGATGATCACCACCTACAGGAAATACTTTAAATGGGTTTGCAAAATCTGTTCTAGGAAGAGTGATTGCAGGTACATTTACGTTTTGAATAAACCAATTCATGTTTGGAGTTTTCTTTATGGAGAATCTATAACCAAAAGGTGATAAAAAGTTTTTATTTTCTGGTTGGTTATCTGTAGCTGACATAATCACTCCTTTTCAATTTTAATAAAGAAGGAGGACATGCGTCCTCCTTAATAGTATACAATATTTATTCTT